TAAACGAATGCCATGATATAGACTTTGAAAGCTACAAGCAGCTATGGCATCGTACAAAAAAATTCATTTATTTGGACTACAACCCGACGAATGAATTTTGGGTGCATACGGAATTAAAAAACGACATCGATAGCGATTTTGTTGTTTTAACTTACAAAGACAACGAGGCCCTCGATCCTGCAATCGTTCGGGAGATTGAAAAAGCAAGAGAGAAAGCTCAGACCTCAAGCTATTGGGCCAACTGGTGGAACGTTTACGGATTAGGTCAACTCGGCTCACTTGAGGGCGTTGTGTTCCCGAATTGGGAACAAATAGATACAATCTCAAGAGGCAAAATTCTTAGGTTGTGGCCTCGATTTCGGTTACTCAAACGATCCAACTGCTATGATCGCCGTATACGAGTACAACGGCAAAATAATAGCCGACGAATTGATTTACTCGACCTCACTTTTAAACTCGGACATCATTCGATTAATGAAGCAAGACAAACGCCTCCCGATTTGGGCCGACTCAGCCGAGCCAAAGTCAATCGAGGAGATAAGACGAGCAGGTTTTAACATTAAGCCAGTGGTAAAAGGGGCCGATTCAATCAATTTCGGAATATCGGTATTGCAGGAGAAGGACTTGCTGGTCACAAAGCAAAGCACCAACCTAATTAAAGAGCTGCGCAATTACTCTTGGGATACTGACAAAACAGGAAAGCGACTAAATGTCCCAATCGGAGAATACAATCACGCCATCGATGCGATGCGCTACTTTGCTATGATGGGCCTTTCGATAAGAAAAGCGCGAAAAGTTATCATAACGTAGGTTATTTGATACGAATATGCACTTTTTGCATACAATAGCGGACACCCGAAAAGGTATAAGTGCATGAATTTTTCCAAAAATGACACCCAAGCGGGTACAAAAAATAAACAAAACCACATTTTTCAGTTATATAAGTATGAAAGTAGTTATTCCAACATCACTAAGCGAGATAAAATTGTCTCAGTACCAACGTTATCAAAAGGTATTAAAGGACAACCTCGACGATGAGACCTTCGTTTGCATTCAAATGGTGGCGATATTTTGCAACCTAACGGTGGCCGATGTAATGAAAATCCCTGTTAATGATTTTACTGATATTATTGAGACTCTTGCAAAAGTTTTGGATCAAAAACCGAAGCTCGTTCGTACGTTTAAAATGAATGGCGTTAACTACGGATTTATTCCGAACTTTGATAAGATTACACTCGGAGAACACGCAACGATTGACACGCTTCTTGGAACTGATGAGAATATACCGCTATTAATGTCGGTACTTTATAGACCAATAAAACGTAAAGCAGGAGAATTTTATGAAATTGAAGAGTACGATGGCGACGAAAGCAAGGCTGATTTTTATAAGGATGTCACAATGGATGTTGTGGTTGGCTCGATGCTTTTTTTTTGGACTTTAAACAAGGAATTGTTGAGCAATACCCTATCGCATTTGGAGGCCAAAGCAGCGAGGGAGGGACTGAATTTGGAGGAAATTTTGGAGAACGCTGGGGTTGGTATCAAAGCTTTGTTAGATTGTCGCGAGAACTTAGAATCCACGTTCGAGATGTGGGAAAGGAGCCTCTTCATGAATCACTCACGCTACTATCATACCTAATCGATGAGTCTTTGGAGGAAGCCAAACAAATTAAAAAACAAATGAAATAATGCGAACATTTTACCAAGCAATAGACTACATAAAGACCACGCTCGAAAGTGCGCCGCTCCTTAACACAATAACTCAAGGCACGGACATAATCGACAACGTCAAAAAAAATATATTTCCTTTAGCTCACATCAACGTACTATCGTCAGTCGTTAGTACTGGCGTTGTTACTTTCACTTTTGAGGTCGCGGTGGTTGACATTCGCAATATGTCAAAGGTGCAAATCAAAGATAAATTTTTAGGCAACGACAACGAGCTTGACAACCTAAACACCTGCCACGCGATACTTAACTACATGATCACGAAAATGCAGCTCAGACGAAACGAGAACGACATCGAGCTTTTAAACGAGCCAAATTTGCAGCCTATATTTATGGCGTTCACAAATGCGCTCGACGGTTGGAAGTGCGACATTGAGTTAAGCGTTCCAAACGATCAATTTTCAGTTTGCTGCGATGGAAACTAAAATCGTTCAACAGGCCCTCAACGAATTTGGCGCGTCAGTTGTTCAGCGAGCGCAAGCCAACCTCAAACGAGGGGGCAAATATGGCACGCACAACGCAAGCGGTAACCTATCGAGGTCGCTCACGTTCAAAACAAAGATAAACCCGAACTCGTTAGAGTTTGATTTCTTTGCCGAGTCTTACTGGAAGCTATTAGATTATGGAACAACAGGAAGCCAATCAAGTAGAAAGGCCCCACAATCGCCATACAAGGCCAATGCGTCAACAGGTGCGATTGATAAATGGGTTGTTAGAAAAGGATTGAAAGGCACCCGAAGCGCGAGCGGTCAATTTACAAGCCGCAAGTCGTTGGTCGCAGCGATAACTCGCTCGATAAATAAGACAGGAACACCCGAGACTAAATTTTTTCGCTCGGCATTTGATTTAGAATACCAAAATTTTGACCAAGTTATAGCTGAAAAATACGGCTTAGACTTAGAATCATTTTTAAAATACGTAGTAAATGAAAATATTAAACGTTAGAAGTCCTTATTTTTTACAAGTGCGCGAGGAGACTCAAGTCGCTGCACAAATACGGCTATACATTTGGCACAAAAACGAATCAATGCCAGCTCAACCAATATACCTTGAGAAAAAAATCCCTTCGTCAACTCAAAGCATGATTTATTTTAACATCGCGCCATTTATAGCTGAGCAAATCAACCCGATTGACGCCGAGATTGAGATAGGGCCTCAAGAGGAAAACGACAACGCTTGGGTATATGTGTACGCTGAAACTTACTACCAACTCGCAGGCGATAACACTTGGATTCCATATCTTGAATATAATTTTATAGGCGTTACAGGTTTCACTTCCTACATGGGTGGCTATAATCAGTTAACCGATACAAAAGTTCACTACTTGACAAACGCCGATATCACTTATTATTTTGATGAGGTGTTGCCACAAAGCGAAATCCCTTACTATAACGTATTGATTGACCACGATGGCGAGTCTATAACTCGAGCAAATTGGCAGAATTTAAGAACAACAGGCGTAACCTCGCAAATCATTTTAGACGATAGCGATCCCGAAGACATTTATATGTTTAAAATACCCGCTAAAAACTCGGCTATCTCCGACCATAGCTTCGGTAATAATGTGTATATCACAACGGAATTATTTGAGGAGGAGTTGCCAAAGGTTAAAATGATGCCAATTTGCGAGGCAAAATATACGCCAGTAGTGTGCGAGTATTTGAATCGATACGGCGGCTGGCAGTTCCTTACATTTTTCAAAGCTCAAACAAATAGTTTGCAGGTTGAAAACTCGACCTTTCACTTATTGCCCGATGAGTTAAATTATAACCCGCTTCGCAATCAGTTTCAATCGTTCAATTTCAGCGGTAAACAATCAGTCACTTTGAATACGGGGTGGGTTGATGAGAACTACGCCAATTTAATCAGCGATTTGATGCTCAGCGAAACCGTTTTATTGGACAACAAACCCGTAAACGTGAAGACAAAATCGACTGCGCTTAAGACTCGCCTCAAAGACAAAAATATCAACTACACTGTTGAATTTGAGTACTCGTATAACCTTATAAACGACGTTATATAAATGGTTGCATTATACATATACGACTTTGACGGCCAAGCGGTCAATCGAATTGAGCTTTTTAACGATGAGAAAATAAGCGTTACATCAAGCGTTCAAAACTTCAACGATATTGGTAAGCTTTTTACCGACTATTCCCAAACGTTTACCGTGCCAGCGAGCAAACACAACAACCAAATTTTCAAACACTGGTACGAATCAGCCGTCGGACTTACAAGCGATGAGAATCCTCTTAATGTCGAGGGAGCTTTTGATCATAGAATCAAATACTTTGGATATATAGAGATTGACTCAATCCCATTTCGAGACGGCAAATTCACAATGGAAAAGGCCAATAAGAAAAACGGATTTATAGAATCTTATACAATTAATTTCGTTGGTAATTTAGTTCAATTAAAAGACAAATTTAAGGCTGATAAACTTAATGTTTTAGCAGGATATAATGAATTAAACTTTCCATATACTTTAACAAACGTATTTAATAGATGTACAAGTTCACCTACACCTGATGTAGCTTTTCCATTAGTAGGTAGTACACGTAGGTTTGAATATGATACAGGCGATATAGTAAACGATATTGCTTTATTGAGTGGTGGCATTAACTATAGTGAGTTATTCCCTGCAATTAGAGTTACAAAGATTTTAGAGTACATACAATCAGCATACGGATTAGAATTTACAGGTGAGTTTCTAAATAGTGAAACTTTTAGTAAGTTGTTTTTGTATTGTAAAAACGCTGAAACATTAAGGGTTGCAACTGAATTAATGCGAGTTAATTTAACAAGCCAATCAGGTACACCTGCCGTAGGAACTGAATACAATTTAACTACTGATACTTTAAATGTACAACGTAGACAAATTTATATGGATTGGCTTAGTAGTTATATTACTGACTTCCCACAATCAAATAGATTTTATATAAAAATAAATACAAGTTCTACAGATTACAACGTACACGTTTATAATAATGGGCAACCATTTGTTAGTTTTTTAAATCAAAGTGGAACACAAACACTACAATTTTTAAATAAAGGTGATTTCTTTACTGATGTTTACAATTTTACATTTTTTGTAAATTCAGATTCTGCACCGGTAACTTTTACAAGTGAAATAATAAGTAGCTATGTAAAAATAATTAGCGGTGATATTTATTCAGCACAACATCGAGCGTTTGGAACATCACAAACTACTTTAGCTAACTTAAACATTAGAAACTACGTGCCTGATATTACAGTTACTGATTTCTTAACCGGTTTAGTTAAAATGTTTAATATGGTAATTGTACCAACTGCTGAAACTACATTTGAGTTTTTACCTTTAGAAAAATGGTATCAGGATGGCGAAGT